TTCTTTGCTTTCGTTGTGTGTATAATGCCGCAGAAACACATATATAGCAAGTCAATCAGGGGTCATATATGTACCAAACATGAGGGACGAAGATCGTTGATAATATGAGGTTTTATGGCCTTGCTATCACAGGGCAGTGACGGTAATATACAGCTACAAAAAGCAAAGGAGGACAGCAGAATGGCTGATTGGAGAACATGGAAAAAAGGAAGAAAGACAACATGGCACTGGAACGAATTCGATGGTAGCGGAAGCCGGGAAGGAATCATCACCGAGGTTCATGAAGACCACGCAATCATGGAAGCAGACGGCATGCACCTCTGGATCGACGATGACACGGCAGAGATGTTCAGCTAAGAAAAACGGGGAGGGAAACTTCCCCGGATAAACACATAAATCCACCAGTTCAGGGCGCAGATGATCGTGTACTTTAGCCGCTTGATAGTGTCCGGCAGTGACGGTAATATACAGCTACCAAAACGAAAGGGGCAAAGAACATGGAACGCTACACTTACGAGATTATCTTTACACGGCTGGATGGACAGCCGGATGAAATCCAGCAGCACACCAGCGAGGAGCTGGCAAGAGAATGCTTCCGGCTTTTCGATGAGCCGGACAGCGCAGAGATGTACAGCAAAATCGAACTTAGCTGCCATGACTGGGAGACAGGCATGGATGAGATTCTGGAAACGATGACATTCTGAGGAGAAAAAAACATGACCTACACAAAAATCAGCCTTTACCTTGCAAACGGAATTCCAGAGGCACTCAGCAACCTCTGGTACGGAAGCGACAGCGCGGTGGTCGAGATCAGGGATGCCGTTGAGGATGCGAAGAACGGCAAGGACCTTCTGAACCGCATCCAGAAGATGAAGCTCCTGCGGAAATTCACCCTCGACAGGGAGAACGACAAGCGCATCCGCTTCAAGGGAACGAACTGCTGGGGCAACGTAAGCTACCTCGAAATCATCCGCTAAAGGCAAGACCGACAGGCGCAAGGGGCTGGAAATGACCAGCCTTTTGCTCGTGTCTGTCTTCCGAAAGCTGGCATGAAAAGCACATAAATATGACAATTACAGGGCTTGATGATCGTGTAGTTTAGCCGCTTGATAGTGCTCCGAGGTGACGGTAATATACAGTCACCGAAAGGGAAAAACAACAAAAACGGAGGATACGACAATGACGAAGAACGAAGAACGCATCAATAAACTTTTCAAGGAACTGGTACCGGAGACGGGCAAGGCAGACAGCCTCGCAGGGGAGCTGGTAAGGGCAATGAGCCGCATCGGATACCGCTTTTACAACGATGGCGACCAGCTGGGCATCGGCTACGGCAAGGAAACCTGCAACCCTGCAGGGCGCTTCCTTGGAGCCAAGGGCAACGACAAAATCGCAAAGCTGACTGCAGATGCATGGGCAGTCTACAGCGAGGAAGCCTACGAAAAGGTCCTGGGCATCCTTTGCGGAGCGGTTGCCGACTATGTTGAGCAGAACCCAGACCTTAGAAACCAGCCGACCGAAGATATGTGGGATTTCAAGGATGAGGAAGAAGACCAGGATGACAGCTGGGATGAAGAGGAAGATGACTGGGGCGAAGAGGAAGATTACGAGGACGAAGAAGACTACTAAGCCAGAAACACACGGGGCTTGCCGGAAACGGCAGCCCTTTTCTTCTGCTGTAATACGCACAGTTCCGGGCGGCTATCTTTGTGTAGTATAGCCGCTTGATAGTGTGTGACATAGACGGTAATATGCACATACCGAAACGGAAAACCAAGAAAAACGGAGGAAAGCACCATGAAGAAGAACATCACCAAGGAAGAGGAAAAAGCCCTGCTGGAGATCGCCAAGCGCCTGATGGCAGCGGTGGACAGCCGGGGCGACCTCGAAGCCCGCGACAATGACAGCGAGGACTTCATTGAGGTTCCGGTCTGGGGCATCCAGAAAGCAATGGAGGAAGCCTACCTGCTGGGACGGATGACCAGATAAACCGGCAGCCTCCGACACAGCCCCACACAGGGGCTTGTGCCACGGGTGGCAAAACGATCCGAAGGAACCGACAACGCCCCACACAGGGGCAGATGTGGCGGCGTGGATGCGCCGGGAAGGAGAAGCACATGGAAGAACGGATGATGGATACCATCGTGGAAATCTACAACCACATGGATGACAGCGATAAGGATGCCTTCACGTTGGAAGATGCCGAGGATATGGTGGAAGACCAGATCAGGATGGATAAGGAAGCCGGACGGGAACCGCTGGCATATGACCCGCAGTTCTTCTACGATACCATTGTGGAACTCATGGAGCAGGACGAAGAGTGATGTACATTCTGCCTGGTATTCCGGGCAGAAGATCGTGTACTTTAGCCGCTTGCTATCCTTTGCACCTGACGGTAATATGCACATACCGAAAGGGGAAAGCCCCAAGGAAAAAACGAAAACACGGAGGAATTCACCATGAAAAAGCATTTGATCGACTTCCCGGAAAACAACATCAGCATCGAGAGCTTCTACGACCGGCTCAGACCTTGCTACGATAGCATCATGCAGTTTAGTGACCGGGTTCTGGTTGCCCAGATGAACTGGAATGGCATGCTGGAGGGAGCGGTATACGGCTTTGTGGAAGACCCGGAGGAAGGCTGGTCACCGATTGAATGCCGGCTGGAACTTCTGAAGATTTCCGATGAGACCTACACGGATGCCGGTCACGCAATCGAGTGGTGCATCAGGAACGCACACTGAAAAAGGGCAGAGCTCCTTCGGGGGCTTTTGCTCGTAGTGGTGGATTCTTCCAGTGTGAAAATACACATAAATCCGACAAAAAGAGGTGTGTATGATCGTGCAGCATAGCCGCTTGCTATGTCCGGGCAGTGACGGTAATATACAGTCACAACGAAGGGGAAAGCCCTACGGAAAACAAAACACACGGAGGATACAGACCATGACGAACAAAGCAAAAACCTACCTTAAGAACATTCAGGGAGCCGACACCGAGAAGAAGCTAATTGGCATCGAGATCGCCTTCAAGCAGGACATGACCCTCAGCTGCAGCGACCTCGGAAGCCTTTGCAGGGCGGCAGAAGACAGGCGGTACAGCCTGCGTAACAATGAGGAAACGCTGAAGCTGAAGCAGATCCTTTTCTTCCGGACGAAAGCGGAGATGGACGCCTACCACGACATGAGCCGCAAGCCGGAAGACTGGACGGAAGCGGAGATCGAGCAGCAGAGAAGCCGCTTCTGCAGCGTCTGGCAGGTCATCGAGGAAGCGGAGCTGGTCGATGAATACGAGGCTTGGAAGGAAGCCAACCCCAACGCCTAACAGCACCCAAAAGGTACACGCCCCGAAAAGGGGCTGTGCCTCGTATCCGATGTGTTTTATATAAAGTTGCCGAAATGGGAAACTATTTGTTAGTTATACAGAAAAGTTTCCTGTTTAGGAAAATGATATTTCGAGGACTTCTTTGGAGGTCCTTTTTCTTTACCCATTTTTGCAGAAAGGAGGAGATGCCAATGGCTACCAGAGGCAGAAAACCAAAGCCGACCGCCATGAAGGAACTGGAAGGTAATCCGGGCAAACATCCGCTGAACACCAGCGAACCGAAGCCCAATAAGAAAGCACCGGCCTGTCCGAAGTGGCTGGAGCCGGAAGCAAAGAAAGAGTGGCGTAGACTTGCCAAACAGATGGAAGCCATCGGCATCCTGACCGAAGTGGACATGGCGGCCTTTGCCGGTTACTGTCAGGCGTATGCCCGATGGAAGGAGGCAGAGGAGTTCATCACCCAGCACGGCACTATCGTCAAGACCCCGTCCGGGTACTGGCAGCAGGTGCCGCAGGTGTCCATCGCCCAGACCTATCTGAAGATCATGAACAAGTTTGCAGAGCAGTTCGGTCTGACCCCGTCCTCCCGAAGCCGGATCATTGCTTCGGACGGCGGTCCTGCAGATGCAGCCGATGAGATGGAGAATCTGCTGGGAGGAGGTGGAAGCTGATGGCAGAGTGCAGACCGAAAAACTATCCGAAACTGAAAGACTATAAACCCAGCCGGTTCATGCTTCCGACCTGCCATTACGATGCCGCAAAAGCAGACCGGGCAGTGACTTTTATCGAAAACCTGCGTCATACCAAAGGAAAGTGGGCGGGCAAGCGGTTCTGGCTGCTTCCTTGGCAGGAGCAGATCATCCGGGATGTGTTCGGCATCGTGGACGAAAAAGGGAACCGTCAGTTTCGCACGGCTTATGTCGAAATCGGCAAGAAAAATGGAAAATCCGAGCTTGCCGCTGCGGTGGCCTTGTATCTGCTTTTTGCCGATAATGAGCCATCTGCCGAAGTCTATGGTGCGGCGGCTGACCGCCAGCAGGCATCCATTGTTTTTGATGTTGCCCACCAGATGGTGCAGATGACCCCGGCACTTTTGAAACGGTGCAAGATCATGGCAGCCACCAAGCGCATCGTGAACTACGGGAACGCAGGATTTTATCAGGTTCTGTCTGCCGAAGTTGGTACGAAGCACGGTCTGAACGTGTCAGGTCTGGTGCTGGATGAGGTTCATGCCCAGCCAAACCGAAAACTCTACGATGTCCTTACCAAAGGTTCCGGTGATGCCCGTGAGCAGCCGTTGTTCTTCCTGATCACCACGGCCGGCACGGACAAGGAGAGCATCTGCTACGAGCTCCACATGAAAGCACTTGACCTGTTGGCCGGACGCAAGATCGACCACACCTTCTACCCCGTGGTCTACGGTTTGACCGATGAGGATGATTGGCACGATGAAGCCAACTGGTATAAAGCCAATCCCTCTCTCGGCCAGACCATCCAGATCCAGCGTGTCCGGGATGCATACCAGGAAGCACTGGATAACCCGGCAGAGGAGAACGTGTTCAAGCAGCTCCGTCTGAATATGTGGGTGTCCTCGTTGACCCGGTTTATACCGGAACACATCTACAACCTCGGCAATCAGCCAATCGATATGGAAGCCCTCAAAGGCCGTGACTGTTATGGAGGACTGGACTTGTCCAGCACCGGAGATATCACGGCTTTTGTGCTGATGTTCCCGCCCAGAGGTCCAGAGGAGAAGTACATCATGCTTCCGTTTTTCTGGATACCGGAGGATACGATCCCCCAGCGGGTGCGCAGGGCATCCGTTCCGTATGATGTCTGGTATCAGCAGGGCTACCTGATGGCGACAGAAGGCAATGTCATCCACTACGGATTTATTGAAAAGGTCATCGAGGAACTAGGCAAGACCTACCATATTTTAGAGATTGCCTTTGACCGATGGGGAGCCGTGCAGATGACCCAGAATCTTGAGGGGATGGGATTCACAGTCGTTCCTTTCGGTCAGGGCTTTAAAGATATGAGCCCGCCTACCAAGGAGTTCTACAAGCTCCTGATGGAAGGCAGGATCATCCACGGCGGCAATCCGGTTATGGCATGGATGGCGGGGAATG